TTGCTTACGGTCAGGCAACTGACAACTACGCAATAGATACTTGCCACGCTGCAATTACACAAACTTCATCAGTTGCAGACACTGCAGTAGGTGCAGATTGGGTAGCAGCAATTTACGAAGGCGCACGACAAATTTCTACAGACTCTAACTATTTGCCTACGCATATGTTCGTTACGCCTGCCAGTTGGAAAGCTTTGGCAAGTTCAGTAGATGACCAGAACCGCCCAGTGTTTCCATTTGTAGGCGCACCTAACCTTATGGGTCAAAATGCTGCAGGTAATTCTTCTGCTACAAGTTGGAACGGCAACCCGCTTGGCCTTGTGCTTGTAGTTGACCGACACGCCCCAGGTTCGTTTATGGGCCACGCAGCCGGACCAGCTGCAGGCTTTGAATTCTACGAACAGCAAAAAGGTGCAATTAGCGTAGAAGTACCTGCAACTATGGGCCGCACGATTGCGTTCAGAGGTTACGCAGCCGGGTTTATGGCTGACGCTACTAAGTTCGTTAAGTTCGTCTAATAGCCGAAAGGTAGGCCAGTTATGGCCGTCTATTCGGTCCAGCAAAAATACTTAACCGATAACTACGCGGTAATCGTTTTACTTACTAACGCTGACCCGTTAGAAGTAGGGCAAAGCGTAACTATTGCAAGTGTTGACGCAACTTTTAACGGTACTTATACGGTAGTTGGTTTACCCCAATACTATTTTACGGGCGTAGATGACCAAGGTTTTTTTGTTTACGACATTGAAGCACCAATAGCTAACCAAGTTTTATACGCTAAAACAGCTGACAACGTAAACATAGTGGCCGCAACCGGCACACTAACTACTACGCCTGTATGCACTTGGATAACAGCGCAACAAATAGAAGACTGGCTAGGTATTGGTACAGCTACTGCAGCAGATACAGCATTTTTAACTACTTGCGCTTTGGCTGCCAATAGTTTTGCGTATCGCCGAAGGCAGGAAGCAGGCTACAGAAACGAAAGCCTTACAACCGTGCCAAACGGTTCGGTAAGTTTAGGTACGATTATGTATGGCGGCGCGCTTTACCGTCAACGCGGCGGCGTAACAGACTTTGCCACTTTTGACGGTTTAGGTACAGGCGGCACTATGGGCTTATCACCAATGATTAAACAGCTGTTAGGCGTAGATAGGCCAGCGGTTGCGTAATGCCCCAAAACTTTACCGACCTGTTTAATACTGCGCTAACAAACTTAACTACAACACTTGAAGGCGTTACAGGCTTACAGGTAGTAAACGACCCGCGCAACTTAACGCCGCCGTGCGCATTTATAGACGCGCCAAGTTTTGAAGCGTTTAACGCAAACATAGTAAAAATGGCGTTTCCAGTACGCGTAATAACGTTAGGACCAGGCAACCTAGACGCGCAACGCAGCCTATTAAACCTTGCCAGCAAAGTTTTAGGCGCAAACGTAGGCGTAACAGACGGCAGGCCTACAGAAGCATTAGTAGGCGGCGTAGCGTATCCCGCCTATGATTTGACTATAACAATGCAAGCACAAACCCAGTAAAGGCACAATATGGCACAATACATAGTTACTAGTGATAGGTTCGCTAATTGTAAACGCGGCGACATTTTAGAAGGCAACGATTTAGAAGCGGCTGGTATAAATATTGAAGTGCTTATAGATAGCGGGCATATATCCACATATACGCCTAAGAAATCTGCTAAAACTAAAGATACAGAAACAGACAAGGACTAACCCACTATGGCAACTACCGTTTATCTTTCAAACCCAGCGCTAACAATTAACAGCGTAAACCTTACGGACCAGGCGACTAGCGCCGTATTATCGTTTGTATACGAAAGCCTTGAGACTACAGCGTTTGGGGATACAGCCCGCAAGTTTGGCGGTTCGTCTGTAACTTCGTTGCAAAATAATACTTTTGAAGTAACGCTTTATCAAAGTTATGCAGCGTCAGAAACAGAAGCAACTATTTATGGGCTTGTAGGTATTCAAACAACTATTACAGTTTCGCCTACAGCTGCAGGACTTGTAACGCCTAGCGCTACCGAACCTAAATACACGCTTACAGGTGCTTACCTTGAAAGCCATACGCCGATTAACGCTACGCTAGGTGAACTAAGCACTATTACGCTTACGTTTACAGGTGGCACACTTACTAAAGCTGTTTCGTGATGACGCGGCTTTGGCCGCTGAGAACTAAAACAAAACAAACCGCGTTTAATAAACGCCGTACCGAGAAAGGCAAGTAATGCAATTAACACTTAAAGCCGTATTTAACGACGGCACAGAATACGAAGTACAAACAAACCTAATGACGCTGGTTTCTTGGGAAAGAAAATATAAGCGCAAAGCGTCAGATATGGCGGCAGGCATAGGCGTAGAAGATTTGGCGTATATGTGTTACGAAGCCAGCCGGTTGAACAAAATTACAGTGCCAGCAAACCTAGATTTATTTATCGGCAGTTTAAAAAACATTGAAGTAATTGAACAGTACGACCCAAAAGCAGACCCGGAAGCTTAAGGTATGTAATGGCCGAAATACTGGTAGCTACTGGCTATTGGCCTAATAACGTACCGTATGAACTAGGCGACGTTTACGCAGTAATAGAAATTTTAAACAAAAGAAATAAAACGTATGTCTAGCCCGTTGACACTTCAAATTTCTGACGTACAAAAAACGCTTGCCGAGTTAAACAAATTTGACAAGGTTTACAGGCGTGAAATAACTAAACGCATTAAAGGCGCTGGTACAGAAATTATTACTACTGCACGGCAACTTGTAGGCGACGCGCCGCCGTTGTCTGGTATGGCGCGCGGCAAACTTATTAAAGGCCGCGAAGTGTACTGGGATAACAAAAGCGTTAAAGCTGGTTTTAAAATTAAGGTAGGTAGGCGCGGTAGTAGGGGCGGCACGGTCCAGTTTAAAGATAAATTTGACGCCGAAACTAACCCACGCGAAAGCCATAGCGTTACGTTTGGCGCTAGGCCTTATCAACTTATGGTGGCTCAGCAAACAGACGCAGCAGGCGCTATTTATGACCACGCTGGCATTAAAACTAAAAGCCAGTTTGTAACTAACTTAAATGTAGAAGTAGGTAGCCAGCCGCGCGCAATAGACCCGGCAGTAGAAAAAAATCGTAAAACTGTAGAATTTGCCGTAGTTGAAATTATTGACGAAGTTACAAAAGTATTAAACAAAAATTTAAAGGCCCGTTATGGCAATTAACATACCGATAGTTAGCACGTTTGACCCTAAGGGTTTAAACGCTGCAGAAAAAGCGTTAGGCGGTTTAAGCGGTTCAGCTGGCAAAGTTGGCAGCATTTTAAAAGCTTCTGTAGTGCCTGGCCTTATTGCTGTTACTGGTTCAGTTTTGGCGTTTACTAAAGGCCTTTACCCAGCTATTCAAGCGGCCAGCGACTTACAAGAAAACACTAGCAAAATCGGCGTTATTTTTGGTCAAGCTGGCAAAGCTATTACAGATTTTAGTAAAACCGCTGCTAGGGATATTGGGCAAAGTCAAAACCAAGTTCTAGCGGCTGCCGGTACGTTCGGCACATTTGGTAAAGCTGCCGGTATAGCAGGCGAAGAGTTAGCGACGTTTACAACTGATTTTATTACGTTGTCAGCAGATTTAGCGTCGTTTAATAACACAACCCCAGACGAAGCTATTAACGCTATTGGTTCAGCGCTTCGCGGCGAAGCCGAACCGTTACGCAAATTTGGCGTATTGCTTAATGACGCAACACTTAAAAGCGCTGCTATGGAATTGGGCATATATAGCGGTAGTGGTGCGTTAACGGCGCAACAAAAAATCTTAGCTGCACAGAAAGTTATTTACGAGCAAACAGGCGACGCGCAAGGCGACTTTGCTAGAACGTCAGACGGTTTAGCTAACCAGCAAAGAATTTTAAGCGCACAAATTGAAAACGTTAAAATAAAAATAGGCGAAGCATTATTGCCAGCGTTTCAAAAAATAGTTGCGTTCACTAACGATTACATAGTGCCAGCATTAGACCGTTTTGTAAGCGGTTTAACAGGCGGTAAAGGCGTTAGTAAGAGTTTGACCGACGCTATTTCTGTTATGGGCGGGTTTGGTCCGGCAGTTATTGCAGGGTCTAAACAGGCTGTAAACGCGTTACTTGAAGTAGTGAGAACTGCAGCAATTACTTATGAAGCGTTTAAAGCTGTTTCTACAGCAGTTAAGTTTTTTAAAGGTGATTTAAAAGGCGCGTTAGGCGATTTTACTAAAGTAGTAGGGGCGGCAGGCGTCGCACAAGTTACGCGCAAATTACAGCAAGACAGTAATAATTTCTTTGACCAGCTTTTAACAAATGTTAATAACGCCCAAAGCGCTTTTGCTAATCAAAACAAAACCATTGTAGAAAGTAATGAAGCCTACGAAGGTTTTGGTAAAGCTATTGAAGGCGTTGTGCCTAAGTTAGAAGGGCTAGCTGGGGGCAGCGAAGGCGGCGGCAAAGGCGGCGGCGGTAAAGGTGCAATAAATAAAGTAACTGAAGCCGTAAAAGAGGCTTCAGAAGCTTTAAATAAAGAAATGGGCAACGCTTTAGACGCTGCTAAAGACCGGCTAAAAAAAGCCCAAGACGCGTTTAACGATTTTTATAAATCGGTTAGCGACGTAATTACAGGCGCTTTAAATTTTGGTGCAGCGTTTGAAGAAGGCGGCGAAGACGCAGGTTTAACGTTTTTTAGTGCGCTACAAAAACAGGCCGATAAAGCTAAAGAATTTGCAAACTTAGTAGAACAGCTGTTAGCTAGTGGTTTATCCCAAGAAGCATTACAGCAAGTTATAGACGCTGGCATAGATAGCGGCGCGGCCATTGCTAAAGAGCTGTTACAGTCCAGCGAAAACGTTTTGCGGGCTAACAAACTTGTAGCCGAAACTAACGCAATAGCTGAAAGTATCGCTAATTTGTCGGCAAGCAAATTTTATGCGGCAGGCGTTTCTAATGCGCAACAATACTTAGCAGGCGTTGAGGCGGCTATGGCTATAGCGCAAACCAAATTAGGTAAAAAGGGTATAAATTTGGCTGACGTTAAAGGCATTAGCGCTGGTTTTGGCGACGCTATTAGCAGCACGCCGGGCCTTACTGGTCCTAGTATGCCGACGTTTGCGCCCATAGGTGCGCCTACAGATAAAGGCAGGCCGCTAGGGAACGTAACTATTAACGTTACGGGCGGTTTGGCTACTACTGCAGAAACAGCGGTAGCGGTTAATAATGCAATGCTTGCCTATAACCGTTTGGCTGGGCCTTCGCAGTTAGCAATTTCGTAATGGCTGGGGTAGCTGTTGTAGGTTCAGGTAATTACGAACTGTTTATAGATACAGGTTTTATCCAAGACGGGTTTATTTTAGACGCAAACCCGCAAGGCGTTTTAAATAATACGCAATATGTTTTAGACGGCACTACTAATTTTGCAGGCGTTTTAGAAGGTTGCGTAGGCGTGAACGTTAGGCGCGGTAGACGCGACCAGGGCGACCAGTTTGGTACTGGCACTATGACTTTTACGCTTAGCGATACCAGCGGAATTTTTAACCCGTTTGACGAACTTAGTCCGTATTTTGACGCAGCTACAGCGCAACCAGGTTTAGCGCCTATGCGTAAAGTTGAGCTAGTCCGATACGACGATTTAAATAACGCCGAATATTTATTTAAAGGCTACATAGTTAACTATGACTACAACTTTGCTTTAGGTGGCATAGATACGGTAACGGTTTTTTGTGCAGATGATTTTTATTTATTAAGCCAAACCGTTTTAGATGAATTTAACGTAAGCGAAGAATTAACTAGCGCCCGGCTTACAGCCGTTTTAGATTTACCAGAAGTTAACTTTCCAATAGCCCAGCGCGCTATTACCACAGGTACGCAAACGTTAGGCGGCGCTGCAGCCTTCACTATT